AATTAAAACTTTTATCACTATTAATAATTTTATGATAATCTAAAAATAAAATATTCTCATATTTTTTTTCTAATTCAATGTAAAATTTATAATACTTATTATACACATCTATTACATTATTAAATTTATGACCAGAAAACGTAAGTGGTTTATCAAGTTTTTCCACCTCTAGGTCATATGGTGATTTTTTAATACTATATAACCAATTAAATACATTTTTATACATGATTATGATATAACAATTTTTATCTAAAAGATATTTTTGCAATCTGTCTAAATCAAAACTATGTTTTAAACTACATGTGCCAAACCATTTTTCAAAATCGCGCAATACATCTACAAACGTTGATGTATTATTATCATAACATTGGTTGTTTTCTAATATTTTGTTTATCAAATTTGTACCGCTGTTAAATGGTCCGATACAGTATATTTGCTTCATAATAGTATATTACACATCTAAAATATATAATACAAAAAATATCACGCAACTGTATTATCCGCGTTTTCTGCGGCATACATCTTAACGCGGAACACGTCAAATAGATTTAAAACATTATCCATGTGGAAAAAATCATATTAATTTTGTAAACAAATTATCAATAAAGAAATCAACTTTAGCATTTTATATACGTGTATATAAAATGATTCCCAAAAATATTTTTCAAACACACAAATCTAAAGAATATATTTACAACAACCAAAAACTAAATAATGCAGTCAATTCTTGGCAAAAACATACAGATTTTAAGTATCATTTTTACGCAGATGACCAATGCGAACAATTTATACAAAATAACTTTAACAAATCAGTTTATAAAGCATATATGAAACTACCATTAGTGGTTATGAAAGCAGATTTATGGCGATATTGTATAATTTACTGTTATGGAGGTATATATGCAGATACAGATACCATTTGCAGGGTAAACCCAAATATTTTTATTAATGACTCTTTATTAACAATTGTTCCTGAACCTGACAAAATTCATTTATGTCAATGGGTATTTGCTGCTCAAAAAGGGTCGCCATTTTTAAAAAGTATTATTGATTTATCAGTTAAACGAATATTGACAATAAAAGAAATAAAAGAAATAAAAAATGAACATATTGTACATTATTTGACAGGTCCAGGCGTATTCACTAATGGCATAGAAAATTATTTACTTAAAATAAATTACCCAGTATTCACTTCAAATCGAAAAAATTATTATAACTACCCAAAACCAGAATTAAACGTATTTAACTGTGACAATTTTCATAAAAACCTAGTTATACATTTATTTGCGGGTAGTAGTAATGACGGTTGGAAGAAAGAACGTGACAAATTGTTAACAATGCAAATATCTCACGACATTACCTATAAATCTGTCTTCTGGCCCATAAAGCCCCATAATATTCAGTTTTTTCAAATGTAGAACTTTCACTCAGATATCCATTATAACTTTTCAGCACATGAAAATTATTAAACAGAATAAATCGATTATTAAGTGATAAATACCATTTATGTTTCATATCTAAGTGTTGTTTTTCTTCTTTACTAAAAAATAATTTCAACATTTGTGGTCCCGTTGGTTCTAAACAGTTAGAACCATAATATTTTTTTTGTACATTTTCAACTATTTTTCGAATTGCTTTTAATAATATTTCGTTATTTGGTTTACTAACAATAAGTGCATTATAAATGCCATTATTATCGGCATCTAATACAAAGTGCTCTTTTTCTGTAAGTGTAATGAATCTAAAACCATTATATGGCACATATTTAATATCTAAATATATACCTCCTTTTTTATATAAAATACAATAACGCCATAAATCTGCCTTGTATGCTCCAGGAATTAAACTATCATATGCATTTAATACATTTACCGGAAAATTCGTTTTTATGAATTCTCTACAATCAACATCATCGTATAGCGCATGTTTAAATCTTGGATTTAATGCTTTTATACGATTAACTGCATTTCTCATCAACGGCGGCAAAACTTTAGTATGCCACGTTTGAAAAATATTTAATGGAATAACACTGTTATAATTTTGTTTTACTGGATAAGCAACGTTGATTTTGTGTTGTATAGTTAATTTTTCAACGGTTTGTTTATTAATACTTTGTGATGTATATAAGTTTAGTTTATTTGTCATATATATTATAAGTTATAATTATTTTACATGTATTCTTTACAAATTACTTACATAATTTTATCCCCCATAATTTTATAGCGGTCGTTTGCTAAAGTTTTTATCAATATAGACCATGGAGTACATGGAGTACATGAATGAAACGCGTGAATTCCTTCTTCGCAAAATACGTTTAATAGAACTGGACTGAATCCAGACATCATAGAAACATTTGGTTGTGTTGAAAGACATGGAAACCCATCAGTTGACCTCAAATTCCACAATAAAATATGTGGTGGATTAAATGGTTTCCCATACAAGCGCATTCCCGCTGCAGCATATTTTTCTTTAATGGTATTATACATGGCTGCTTTATCTGATGTATTATCGGCTTGGTCAATTTGCATATCTGAAAAAATAGCCAATACAATATCTTCAACTTGTTCTGGTGGCAACTTACTATCAATAATCGCATCAAGAATTAACGTCAACGCCGCATAAAAATTCGTATTTAGTCCAGATGGACGTTTCCAAATAGTTTCAACCATGGAAACAAAATTATCATGTTGTTCCAAGTTAACCCATGATGGAACTGCGCTGAATGTCATTACCCTCTTTCCTAACTTGGATTTTTCTGCTACGCGAATACCTAATGCTACAGCTGCATGCATAGGAGCTCCATCCATTGAACCTGATACATCTACCATTGCGATAAAATTACCCAATTTACCCGTTTGACTAGAACTATCGTTCCATTGTGTGTTCAACAAGTCTATTTGACATTTAGTTTCAGTCGTCTTTGGTGAGCCAATTAGCTTTATTGATTGCTTTGTAAAGTCATCAAGTCCTACACGTTTACCTTTCATGGTAATCTCTCCTTTTATTGCCTTAGCTACATGAGCTTTAAAATTGAGCGAACACCCAATCCTGTCGAGATTATTTTTATAAGTAGGATTATTAATATTCAAGAAAGCCTTATTTTGTTTTGTAAGCGAAATAGAAGTAACTTTATTAAAGTCAATATTAATCCACTCTTTATCACATTGTTTAATCTGTAGCGTATCTATCTTCTTATTTAGACAAGACAATATTTTACGGTAATGCGTCTTACATTTTAACTCCGCATTTCTTTTAGAATATTCAGTCTTGGCAGTTTCCAAAAATTCTGAGAAAAAATCAACTGCCATAAGATGAAATAGCCATTGAAACGATGAAGATTCCCTTGGAATCCACTTGGAAACCAATGATATTTTACCATCAGTTTTATTGGATTCGTAGTCTTTTCTAAGTTGCTTATTGGCAAGTATGATAGCATGGCGAATTAGCGGGTGGTCTTCACTTGCACCATGTTTGCGACAATATTCGCAAAAATATTTAATATCTTTCCACGAGCCATATTGATGAACATTATCACCCAAATCAACTAGGCATGTTAAAGCAAATAGTGACAACTCTTGATTAAACTCGTACCATGTATAAATCATCATATATGTCAAAGTACATTCACCTTTCCCATCTATAATATCGCGCGTATGACCAATTAAACGATATAAAATAGATAAATAAAGTTTAGCTTCTTCGGTGTGAAAGGATGATTCATTTTTGTATCTTAGAGTTTTTAACATATTTTGTAGTATAACTTGAAGTTTTTTTATTCCAGATTCGTCTGTTCTAGTAAGTTGAAAACTAAACTGTAAAATTTGCTCTCTTATATGTCCAGACAATCCATATTCAATATGTCCTTTTTCTCCAATTTTATATGGTGTAGTGCTATCGAGAGTGTCAATAAGTGCTGTCATTTAAATGTTATATAAAATAGATGTTAATCTTTATATTGTTTTTTTATTGTTTTTTTATGATTATTAAAGTTTAAAATAATTTTTCTTGTTGCATATTTATCGTCACGTTTTTTGATTTCAGTTGATTTTTCATAAAAAATAAATAATAAGTCATTCAAGTCGTGAAACATGCTTATCGTTTTTTCAAATTGAATTGCATCTATGTTTCTAACAATGGTTAAAAACTGTTTACTATATGTCTCTAAATCATTGCTTTTTAAAAAATATTCAATATCTTCAGTATTAATTGTAATATTGTATTTTAAAATGGCTAATAATGAATATCTTCTATTATTATCTATGGAATTTTTTTTAAGTATTCCAAGAACCTCATCTCGTGTCACATAATTGGGTAAAGACATCAAAAATGTCTCCTGTTTAATTTTTTCAATTTCATCTGTTCTATTTACATAAATAAGATGTAAGTGTGTAAAATATAAATCATCTTTGTAAAAATCTTTGTATAACTTGTCATTTTGGTCAAAGTTATAAATCCAATCATCGTCTAATTTGTCTATTTCGGTCTCCATATTGTATTATAAAATAATCATATAATACAAAATATATTTTAACTAATGTTTATTGTTACATTAATTGAATTCATCATAATATTCCCCTTCGCTATAATATTTCAGCAAATCGTATTCTCTTAATTGTTCTAATTCTTCTTCTTCTTCTTCGTCTAATCTTTCAAAGTAATCATAATCATAGTTTGGAAACCTAAACATTTTTTCATATTCATCTTGTCCCCATGTATTTATATAGTCTTCTCTACGTTTATCGTGCAAAACAACTAGTTTTTCGATTATTTCATAATCCGTCAAGTCCGTTTTTTCAAAAGTGGTCATTTTACCATATTTCTTAATAATTTTATTAGTATCTTTATCGCGTTTCATGAATAACCAACCAGGTAAAATATATTCTTCTAAATTGGTTATATCTGTTTCTTTTTCTTTTTCTTTTTCTATTGTAACTGCAGTTAATTTTTCCAAAAAATTAGTATTTTCTGGACGAACATTAGTATTATTTGTCGGTTTGACATTATTCGCCGTTAAAGTAGGGAAATTGGTGTCGTTTAAAATGATGGCTTGTTGTTTTGTTTTATCTCCACCAAACTTACTTTTTCTATCGTTTTCAGTTGTCTTAAACTTGCTATTCATTCTTTCTCCATTTACATTGTCATTACCTTTGCGATTATTTATTTCCGATTTATCTCGTTTTTCTTCCATTAACGATGAAAACCTAGAGTTTGCTTTAAATATATTGCTCATTACTGCTTTATAAGGTATGTGTGTTTAATATATATACATATATTACTATATATATTTAAGTGATTTGCAAATAATGTATAATAATAACATTAAATAAAGATTTAAAGATGTTTTATTTTATAATTTATCTCCTATCAGCAACCTAATTGATTAGATTATTCACTAGAACTGGTCTATAAAGATAACATTTTATATATATTTACAGGAGGTCGCATAAAAAAGGTGTTTATTATATTTTAGAGCTCATAGAAGCTTTAAACATTTGGTTATCTTTTTTTAAAAGATACATGAACTATTTATCTTTCAAAACCGTATATTTTTGAATATTTGTAAAACCTTTTAAATATCATCTACATTAATTTCTTCCTCTTCCTCTTCCTTATTCTCAACCATACCAACAGTGGTAGATTGTTGGTTTATAATCAATTCGTATTCTTCAGTACCTTTATCGGTAAACTCAAATGATTCCTCTACTTTTTCAAGATTTGAATTTTTTTTGTCATTATCGATAAATGCAGACCAATCCACATGAACTGAGGTTTTTAATCTATCTTTATCAAGGTCTTTATAAACTTCCAACAAATCGCAATTCTGTAATTTGCCTTTTGCTTCCTTGCTTTCACCTGATTCCCAATCTCTTATTCCAACAAGTAACCATGTACCCCGACCTATAAAATTATCTCTCTTACCTCTACCTCTAAATTTTCCACGAATATGACATAGCCTCGTTTTGCTATCAATACAGATAACATGACACATGCCGTTTCCTAACACTGCCGTTACTTGTGCGTATAATTCACGGACATCTTCCGAAACGCGTAACCGATTCGAAGATGGTACACTAGTAGACTTACGTGCCTGACCTTTTGTTTTACTTCCTCCAGTAGCGTTTTTCACCATTTTCTTATTATAATATTATTTATAATTAATAATATTATCGTTTCAATTTTATTTTTTATTATGTGTATAATAAATAAAAAATATTATTTATTATACATATATTATCAATTCGATTAAACTTTTATGCAATTAAAATTTTATCCATATCTTTCAAATAATCTTCTTCCAACACAACGATTCCCTTATTCTTATGTTCATTATAAAATGAAAGCCATGTTCTCTCTTGTTTAATTTTTTGAATAGTTTTTTCCTGTGTTTCTTTTTTTTGTTCGTCTGGTTCTAACCCATAATTTTCGTAAAAATTCTCCAAATCATCATCATCACTAAATGTAACTTTTCTACGGTCATGTTCTATAATACCGTTATATAATTTTATTCTTTCTTGCCATAAAGGAGAGAAAGAAGCATAATATTCCCAGTTAGACCGATAGGCTTCTACAATATCAAGTTTTTCTCTCTTCAATTGAAAGAGGGAAAGATAATTATATTCATCAATACGTAACTTGCTTGCCATGGGGAGAATTTTGTAAGCAGGTAACCTCGGTACTAACCAACCATCGTTAGGTTTAAATATGGGTTCAACCGTTTTATACATAATAATTTCACTTAAATCCACTTGAATAAATAGATTCTTTCCTAGCACAATTTTTTTCATAAGAACAGAATAATGTATGATTCTTGACAAAAGGATGGTTTGTTTATTAATTATATTTTCCAACACAGACGTAATTTTTTTATAAGAATCTACTCTATGATTTATATTCAAATGAAGTCCCATTTTGTTAAAATATGTTAGTGTAGACAAATGTATTGACGACAATTGTTGTTCATCACATGTATTCATTACCAAATATGCTAACATTACAAAATCATCTGCTTCTAACAAATTGACAATCTCACTTATATCTTGAGAATCTATATCAAAATCATATTGTTTAACCATTTGTCTCAAAATAAATACATCTACAGTGTGAGGGCGTATCATAAAATTAGTTATTAAAGAAGCCAGTAATTTTGCGTCGTTATCATCACATTCAGTCGTCGTTTGAATCCTCATTTTAACGGATAAATACTTTTCAAATCCTGGATTCATAGTAGCATAAAAATTATAATACAAATCCCAAATTAATTCGGTTAAGTCACTAGTAAATCCTGAATAAAACAATTCAAATGCCCAAAATAGGGCATCATCTTCTTTTTTATTTAAAATAGACGTTATAAGAGAAATTTTAACTTCCTCCTTCTCGTATAAATAGCGCGTAAACTGAAAGGTCTGGTTCATTTGAAGATTGGTATATTTATTTATACTAAATTTAAATGTTTAAAAACCAGAATCAATTTTTTATTTAATAATTCCATCTATTTAGAAATATAATACTTTTTTATCTCTCTTTATAATATAACATGACAGCCTGGAATGACTTTGTTAAAAAAATATATCATGAAGGACATAATAAGGATAAATCTTATAGTTTTAAACAAGCATTACAAGACGCGAGTAAACGCAAGGGTGAGATGGGTAGCTCATCGTCTTCGTCTGCGTCTTCTTCCAAAAAATCGAGAAAAAAGGGTAAAAAATCAAAGAAAATGGGAAAGAAAGGTGGCAAGAATGGTGGAACACGCAAGAGACGAAAACACTAAATAAATATGAATACCAATAATGGTATCGCGATAATTTATAAGATTTCATATAAATTATTTAACTTTATACATGAAATATTACTTATAAATGACCAATCAGTATATTCATTAAATAGCATCTCGAATATTTGTTTAGAGTTTCTTAGAGTTTCTCTCTTTGAAGGGGTTGGATGTAAATTTTTAGACAACTGTATTGCCATTTTATTTATAAAAGTATCTTTAAGATTGAATACTTGTGAAATATGACCAACTATATGTAAATATATAACACTTAAACTATAATTATCCCATGTATCGTAATACGTTAATATATCCCGTATTATATCTGTTTTTGTGCGATTAATATATTGTTTTAAAAAATCCTCACATGCCTTTTTATAAGAGTCGCGATATTTTTGAGAGAAAAAGCTTAAAACACTCATATTATTCATATAATTTGTACAAATTATTTCCATCAAAGAATAAGATATCGATACCTCATCATTTGCAATTAAATAAAACAATAAATGAATTTCCAATGGTTTATGGGTAAAATCCTTTATTTTGTGTATAATATTTGTAATATACGCTTCATGTAACGTATCACATGCCAAGCTTAACTGAAAGTTTTGTAACAATGGTTTATAATTAGCATTAAAAATTATGTTTTCTGGACATAAATCAAAAAAACACACATT